GCCGCCGCCGCTTCCACTGTTTGAGACACCAGCAGAACCAGTAGGACCAGTAGCATATCCGCCACCCCCAGACCCTCCAAATGGGCTTGAACCCCCTGCGGACCCAGATGCGTAATATGGAGAAACAGGACTGGCTGATCCGCTAGATCCTTGCAACGCTATGCCAACGGCACCGGCAGCCAAACTGGCAGTGCCTCCAATAGATGAATTGAGTTGAACTCCTCCACCGCCGCCATTAGCCGTCAAAAAAGACGATCCAAATGTAGTATTTCCGCCAGTACCACCAGAGCCAGCAGTACCAGAATTTCCACCGCCACCGCCGCCGCCGCCGCCTCCAACCATGCGGACGCGCAGCCATACTACACCCGCAGGTTTTGTATACGTGCCTGAACTGGAGGTAAAAATTTGTTGCGTTGGCGCGTTGGCGCTTTGATTAGCAGCTGTATTGTTGAGGAGGACCGTGCCAGTCGTATTAGGCAGCGTCAGCGTCGTGTCAGCCGAAGCCGCAGCCGCAGTGAGAGTGACAGACCCGCCGCCGGAACCTTTGATTGCTACAGGCATTAGATCACCGTCCAGGTTGACCCCGAGGGGATGGTTACCGTCACGCCAGAGTTAACCGTTACTGGCCCCGCCGTCATAGCGTTCTTGCTGGTTGGCACGGTGTAGTCGTAGCTGATCGTCGTGTCATTCACATAGAACGCGCGATTCGTCCCGCCGCCCACAGGCATAGGCGCGTTCGGGACACTCCTGAGATAGCCAGAGCTGGAAGGCATGGGCGCTCCCTATCAGGTCAGTTCAAGGACAGATGCGATCACATCCGCCGAGGTAGCGGCAGACGACACCACCTTGAGGGCGTCACCAGTGATCGCCACAAGCTTTTGGTCACCACCAGACAAGATGAAGGTGGATCCCGCCGGAACCGGCGCCGACTTGACCACATAGTAGTCAACAGCAGACCTGGTGACGTAGACGCTGACCGTAATGTCAGCCACCGAAGTGTTGGCGACAGACAGGCCAATGACGGTCGTCGTCGTCGCGGCGGCCACCGTCATCACCGTCGATGCCGACGTGCCGACGTTCCTTACCACATACGATGTGAATGTTCCTGCCATGCTACGGCTCCTGGTTCTCGGGGATTATACTGGAATCCTCAGTTTTTGTCACGAAGGCAAAATTTGCTTGTAAACGCTTGTTCTCGGGCTCCTTCTCGACGGCCAGGCGAGCCTGCTCAATCGAAATGTCCTTCAAACCGAGGTGCCACGCTGCGATTGAGGCCAGGTCATGAGGCTGGGATCCCCATACCTCGGGGTCGCAGGTGTAGACCTTCTCGCGATCCACGATCTTCAAGGCGCGCATGGCGAAGGCGAAGCACTCCTCCCAGCGGGACTGGCGATAGGTGAGCATGGCAAGCTCGCACCACGGCTCTCGAGTGTTTGGCGCCTCTCCAGCAGCCGCAAAGAACGCTTTCTCGGCGGCTTCGACATTGAGGAGTTCGTTATAACTCCGGCCCATAACCCTGTAGGCGTAGCACCGCTCGTTGTGCCAGGTGGCTCGGGGCAGAGCCAAGTAGCTCTTGCAAGCGTCAATGGCCTCTTGCCAGCGGCTGTGGAAGCTCAACTCACGAGCGTAATAGAAGGCGTTGCGGGGGCACTGGGGGTCTTCCTTTACAGAAAGCTCCAGAAGATCCATGTACTGTCCGCGCGATTTGGTCGGGTCTGGTTTGTGGACCGCCAAGAGGAAGTCCGTTTGTGCCCAGACTTCCGTGATGCGTCCGTCAGGTACAGGATATTCGTGGCAGGGGTGGTGCCAGTGGTAGCCGTTTCTGGCGTGGATTTTTTCGTAGTAGAACGCGATGCCGCACCCCCAATCGAACATATAACGCAGTCGGGTCGTTTGCCCTTTGATCCAGACACGTTCTATTTCCTCGCGCCATCCCGGTTGAAGAACTTCGTCGATGTCCAAGCTAATGCAGACATCCATGTCTCGCGGCACAAGTGCCAAAGCAGCGTTGCGCGCCAGATCAAATCGCCAAGGGCTAATGCTAATGTGATGCACAGTCGCTCCATGACGTGCAGCTTCTTCTGGAAGACCATCTGTAGACCCCGTATCAGCGATGAGAATCAGGTCCGCATCCTTGGCTGATTCGCAAAACCGTTTTACGAAATGCGCTTCGTTCTTGCTGATTGCATACACACAGATTTTCATGGTTCCCCCTAGAACATGAAGAAGAAGTTGCCGGTATTTGTAGCGGGGGGCGCAGTGAATATCCATCCAAGGTTGCCGCTGACGTTGGTTGAATTAGCACCAGCGTACCATGCAGCCCCACCAGTGGCAGTGCTGTCTTTCAGACTAAGGTAGTTGGATGAAACCGTACCAGACGCTTTGGACAAGAGCGCCGGGACACTAGCAGTGCTGCTGATGATGGTGACGAGATTGCCAGCAGTCCCGCTGACATTCCAGTTTGTGACGGTTTGCGTCGTGGCGGCGGTGAAGGTGAAGGCTGTCGGCTGGACGCCGTTGGCGATGGTTGTGAAAGTGTTGCTGCCCGAAATGGTTAACGCCCCAGCACCATCATTGGATAAAGTGCAGTTGAATGTAGAGCCGCCGCCGACGAACGTCTTAGCAGTAGCCGCAGTCATGCTGATCTTGCCAGTGCCGGTTCCGGCTGTAGTGCTAAAATTTGTGGGTGCGGCGTTATTGAAGGATGTCGTGTTTGGGTCAGGGCAAACTAATGTTCCGCCATTAAACGTAAGATTTTTTGTTCCTGTGGCGGTTGTATAACGCGTTCCAACGGTCAGGGTCTTGCCGTTGAGGTCGATGGTGCCATTGGTGTGCGTGAGGGTACGCGTTGTTCCCATCAGCAGCGCGTCTTGAAGTTGCCACGTTCCACCAACGCCGTTGAACGTGATGGGGAAATCCATAGTTTTGGTGCTTGATGTGATGGTCTTGATACCAGATGTCGCACCAAAAGTCATAGCGGACGCAGATGTAGTCAGGGTCATCCCTGTTGAAAGCGTCAGATTTCCATAAATAACACCAGTTGAAGTTGAGCCCCACGTTCCAGCAAATCCGGTGAAATCAACATTTCTGGCAGCGAGACTAGCAGTATTTAAAAACGTCAGTGCGTAGGTGCCGGTAGTGAAGTTGAACGAGATGCTATTTGTTTCTGTGGGTTGGCCGGGTGTAACTGTTGTGTCCACCGCACCAGAATTTGAAATGTTGACGACAGGCGTTCCCGTGACGGTTAAATTAGTTGCCGTGGCTGTTGTCCAAAGAGTACCACCAGCAGCGTTGCAGATTATGTTGCCCGTGCCAAAGGCGAGGGTTCTGGCCGTACTACCGGTTCCAGAAAACAAACCTGTTGTTAGCGTCTTGCCATCAAGATCAAGTGTTCCGTTGGTGAGCGTCAATGTGCGCGTAGCGCCCAGCATTAACGCATCTGCAAGTCGCACTGTTCCGCCAACGCCATTGAAAGTGATAGGGAAGTCTATTGTTTTGGTATTTGACGTGATGATCTGTGTGCCGGAAGTTGCGCCAAAAACCATAGCGGACGTAGATGCAGTCAAAGACATTCCTGTCGAAAGCGTCAGATTTCCATAGATCGTTGCTGTATTAGTGGCATTCCATGTTCCCGCAAAGCCTGTAAAATCTACATTTTTTGCTGTATAACCAGCAACAGCCAAAAATGCGAGCGCATATGTTCCAGCGGTAAATTTAACTGATATGCTAGTAGCTTCTGACTGAGCACCAGTTTGGCATGTTACCGCCGTAGCCCCAGTATAAGTATAAATAATCAGTGGCGTTCCTGTAATTGTTAAACCCAGTGGAACAATATTGGTTACTCCGCTACTAGTTATTGTAATATTCCCTGTGCCAAACGCTAAAGTGCGAGTACTTGAAATATTAGATACAAAATTTGTTGTGGTAAGCACTTTGCTGTTTAAGTCCAATGTTCCATTAATCCAAGTTGTCCCGAGGGAGCCAGTATGCGTTAAGGCATCCAATAATTGCCACGAACCAGTAGTGTTAAATGTCAAGCCAGTTGCTTTAATTGAAACACCATTTGTTGTTATCGTAGCCGCCGCAGTTGAAACAAATGTAATTCCACCGGTAGCATTCCAAATAGTACTTGCAATAAGTGACATGCTTCCAGAAATTGACAAGGGTCCGGTGCTAATAAACGTCACGGTCCCAGCCGAAACCGTAATGTCAAGACACGTTAAACTGCCAAAAGCACCCGACATTGTAACAGTATACGTCCCGGTTTGGTCAAAGAAAACGTTATCCGCAGCCGTTGGAAAAGATGCACCAGACGCCCCGCCAGATGATGCAGACCAGTTGGTCGTGCTACTAGCGTTCCAAGTTCCCGTGCCACCAACCCAATACCGATTTGCCATGTTTACACCGCAGAATCAGAAGGGGGCTCTTCGACAGGCGGCGCGGTCACAATGGCGATCCAGTTGTCATAGCGGGCCTGCTTCATAGCTATGATCTGCTCCGGCGTGAACGAGTCGTAGTCGCTCACGCGCATCACCAGCGCATCCTTAAGGATGTACGGCTCCTCACCGATCTCAAACTCATCCGCAATGCGACCGTCTTCCAAAACCTTGATAGCCATTAGTTCCCCCTTTAGGCTGATGCTACACACCGCCACGAACTTGCGGCGACATTCCAAACAAAACCAACATCAAGACGATTCGTTGTCACTGTTGTCGATGGCAACGTCACCGTTGACGATGAAAAAGATGCGCCCCAAGTGATTCCTACCGCACCAGTTCCGGTAATAGAAATCCACAGCTTTTGACCATTAACCGGAGTTCCCGTCAAGTTCGTTGTAAACGAAGTGATGGCGACAGACTGCCCCGTGATGACCATAATATCATAATTGTCGGTGTTCAGCGTTGGTGTTGCGCTGTTGGCGGTGCTGGCAAGCACACGGGGCTGCACCCATTTATTTGTCAGCGTCTGCGTGTCAGTCGTACCAACCAATGCGCCAGCCGGTGCCGTCAGGGACGTGCCCCAAGCCGATCCTGTGGAGACGACGACGCCAGCGCCGGGGTAAACTGTGGGGCCGGTCGGGCCAGTTGGGCCGGTGCTTCCTGCGCCGCCCGCGCTTCCCGTGGGACCGGTGGGGCCGGGAGTAGTAGAAACTGCGCCGGTGGGACCAGTGGGGCCGGGCGTGGTTGAGACGGCACCAGTTGGCCCCGTTGGGCCCGGAGTCGTAGAAACCGCGCCAGTTGGCCCCGTTGGGCCCGGAGTAGTGGAAACTGCACCAGTCGGACCAGTAGGGCCGGGCGTTGTGGAAACCGCGCCAGTCGGACCAGTAGGGCCGGGCGTTGTGGAAACTGCGCCAGTCGGACCAGTAGGACCGGCAACCGTTGATGCTGCCCCCGTAGGCCCTGTAGGGCCTGTTGGGCCGGTTGTCCCGTTCACAAGCGCCAAGAACAATGCTGCACCGTTGGCGAAGCCTGTCGTGCCTGCGCCACCAGACCCCGCCAAGGTAACAGGGTATGTCCAATAGCTATTGGCAGCGCCGGGGTTTACATTGGTTGGGGTGCCAGAAATATTCCATTTCTGATAGCTGCTGCTACTGGTTTGTGATTGGATGATGATCTGCTCACCCACCGAAAGCAGCGACAGGAAAATATCAATGTCGATGTTGTTGTCAGTTAGGTGGCTGACATTGATCTGCGTGGCGCTTGTCTGGGTGGCATTATTCCAAAGAATATCACCGTCATTTGGATAGCCTGATGTAGCAAGCGTATTGGCAAGATACAGGAACAAGCTTGAAGACGTGCCCTGCGCTCCGGTGGGGCCAGTGGGGCCGGTGGGGCCGGGGGTTGTGGAAACTGCGCCGGTAGGGCCGGTGGGGCCGGTGGGACCGGCCACGGTTGAAGCTGCCCCAGTCGGGCCCGTGGGGCCACTGCTTCCTGCGGTTCCGGTCGGCCCGGTCGGGCCAGGGACAGTGGAATTTGCACCAGTTGCGCCGGTTGGCCCTGTGGGGCCGGTTGGGCCAACGGTTGTTGATGCAGCGCCGGTTGGCCCCGTAGGTCCGTTGCTTCCTGCATTTCCGGTTGGCCCGGTAGGCCCGGCAACAGTAGAATCCGCACCAGTCGCGCCAGTTGGCCCGGTAGGCCCGGCAACAGTAGATGCTGCGCCAGTCGGTCCCGTTGGGCCATTATTTCCTGCATTTCCGGTCGGGCCTGTGGGGCCGACAACAGTAGATGCCGCACCCGTGGGACCCGTAGGCCCAGGCGTCGTAGAAACAGCTCCGGTAGCGCCCGTAGGCCCCGTGGGGCCTGGCGTTGTGGACACGCCACCCGTCGGCCCCGTAGGCCCAACAGTCGTGGAGGCGGCGCCCGTAGGCCCCTTCTCGCCCGTATTTCCCTGCACGCCCGTAGGCCCCGTAGGCCCCGCAACGCCCGTAGGCCCCGTAGGCCCCTGCAAGCCCACTCCGGTGGCTCCGGTGGCCCCCGTAGGCCCTGCAACGGTAGAAGCGGCTCCTGTAGGCCCCGTAGGCCCGGTCACGCCTGTAGGCCCCGTAGGGCCGATGACTCCAATGAACTGGCCGAGGGTTGCGCGCTTGGTAATCCCGCCTTGGACAACAATCGTCGTGTCAGAAGCCGTAGGCGTATCAGCCAGCGGAAGCTGCGTGATCTTCGTCGGGATAAGATTTGTAGGAACGCGCGGGTTGTTCGTCATGGGACCAAATAGCCCTCGCCCTCTTCACCAATGATAAACAGGTCATCGTCCTGCGAGATCGTGCCGTACATGTTCAGCGCGATATTAGTGTCTGGGCGGGGGTGAAACAAGCTGATTCGCTCGGGCTGCCGTGCCGCCAAGCGATACGGGTCGAACTGATCCTTATCTTCCTCGCACACATAAAGGCCAGGGTAGTTGGGGTCGGAAGACAGATCCTCAAGAGACATCTTCCTTGAGCACCGGGCGCAGATCCCGATGCCGAAGGTAGACTTGCCGCGTGGGTCGAGGAAGATGCTCATCGCGTGTACGGCGAGATGTTGGGCGCGAAGTAGATCGGCGAGTTATCCCGCTCCTCGTCCTGCGCAATCTTCAGCGCTTCATCAGCGGTCGCCTTGATAGGCCCAATCCGGGACATGTCAAAGTCAGGAAGCTCCATCGCCAAGCGCCAAGCAAGCTGCCACACGACAGTCTCATACCAGCGCTGAGGGATATCAAGCTCTTCTGTGAGCGTGCCAACGTCCATGATGTAGCGCTGGCGCCAGATGATGATCTGGCCAAACATGTTGGTTGGATCAGTCACCGGCCAGATCCGCATCACCGGGTAGTCACGCTGGCGGTCGAACCAGTACTGCAATGGGCGCCCAGCAAACGTCTTGTTCGGCAGGTTCGTCCAGTCGTCGCGGTTCATGCGCGCGAGAGGGATCTCGGTGGGGTTGTTTGCCGCATAGAACTCAATGACGTTCAGCGTATTGCCGCCCGTCTCGCGCATGCGGAAGTAGTTCACCGGCTGCGTGCCGTCGATGTCGTACCACTGCCACTTGCCAGCGGTGTATAAGGTAGCGCCGGGCGACAGGCTTGAAGTCCATGTCACGCCATCATTCGACCACTCAAACACGATGTTGAACGTGCCGGTGGTCGCCATCATCACGCCGACCGTCGTCACCTGAACCTGCGACTGCGGATCGTTCACCGGATCGGCGCCGATGTAGGCGATCTGGATGTTGCCGTTGATGCCGGTCTGGGCGCAGGACGTGTCGAGATCACCGTCAAAAGCATACTGCGGAATGCCGCCGGGCGTGCTGTACTGCACAGGCCCATTCTGCCGAGACAGCCAGCGGAAGTTTGAGTTGAGGATGTCCATCGTGCCCTTCGGCGGGACAATGGCGGCCTGGCCCAGATACAGGGGCAAGATGTCCTTCTCAATGCACCAAAGGGGAACGCCCTGGCTGCCAAGAGACGACAGAAGTAGGTAAAGGTTGTCCTTCGCCGTGTCGATCAGCTCAGACGAGATCTGCTGAGGCTGCATACGGCAACGCCGGAAGGCGTGGTCAATCACCTTCCGGGTTTGGAATACGGTCGTTGAGACGGTGCCGGAGACGGCCATTTAGCACTTAACCTTTCCGCCCTTCTTCATCATACCAGGCGCATTCTCAGGCGTAGCCTGTGTAGCAGCGCGAGCCATAGCAGCCCGGATGGCGCCGACGTTAGGCTTGCCCATGCGCGAGCGACCCACACCGATGCGAGGCCCGCCAGCGGCAGGTGCAGCCTGCTGGGCAATCATCGGACCCTGCGGGGCCACAGGAACGCCACGGGGGCGCATTGCCATCTGCTGAAGAGGAGAAGGCATTGCCATGCCGCCATCAGCGTAGGGGGTCTTCTTCTGGCCCTTGAGGGAAGCTTCAATAGCGTTTGACTTCGCCATCTGGACAGCGGGGCCGCCCATCTTCAGACCCTTCATGGACTGCTGGCGGTCGTGCTTCTCGTCCATCTTGGACGATTCCCACTTGTCCATGCTCATGCCATGCTTCTTGGCGAGCTTGCGATCCTGGGCCTCGTCCTTGGCGGAACCTTCCCACTTCTCAGCCATGCCACCCTTCTTGAGCATCGACGGGCGGCGAGGAGGCATGGGCATCTCCTTCTCCTTGCCGTAGAAGTCCTCGTCGGTGGACTGAGGGATCTTGCCGCTCTTGATGTCCTTCGTGGACACCGAGGTGTCCTTGCCCTTGTCGATGTACTGGACACCGCCGCGAGACTTCTTGGCAGCGCGCTGCTCGCTCAAAGCGATGGCGACAGCCTGCTTGGGGTTCGTAACCTTCGGCCCCTTCTTGGAGCCGGAGTGCAGCTTGCCCTCGCCAAATTCGTGCATGACCTTGACAACCTTGCCGCCCTTTTTGTAGGCGACGCTAGTAAAAGGTTTTTGGCGTCCTTTAAGACGACGACCCACAGCGTTTCCAGCAGATTCCATCGAATCTACAGTTTTATCTGCAACACGCGGATTTGGGCCAGCGTAGGAAGTACGAGAATTTGAACCAGCGTAGCTGTCATCATAGCTATTGCCGTCCTCCTTCATCATGCGGCTGTCTTCTTCCATCATGCGTCGCACACGATCACTGACAGCGCCATACTTGGCACCTTCGAGAGCGCCCTTGCCCGCATACCCAGCAGAATCAAAATCACTCTCGTTGCTTCCCTCGGCCTTCTTCATCGGCGACTTCTTGCCGACACCAATCAGGACCATGAGACCGGGCGCCTTGGGCATCTTAGCCTGGCCACCCTTGGCGAACATCGGACCAGTTACCTTGCTGGGCGAGCTGGCAGTGAAACCAGCAGCGGCGGGAAATTCAAAATCCTTGACGTAACGAATCGCCATGTCATTTCTCCTTGCGCCGACTGGCGGCTGCGTTATCGACGAGATTAGGGTAGGGGCGGCCAGCGGCAGCGGCTCGAGCCTTTGCAGATGACTTCTGCTTTTTGGAGAGGTGCTTTGGCTCTCCGGCAGGTGCGGGCTTGTCCCAGAATGGCTTGACCTTGCCTCCACGGGCATAGCCATCAGCAGAACCGCTAAAACCAGCATCCTTCGAAAAGGAGAACTCGCCATAGTGTGGGCCATGAGCCATTAGTTGCAGTCCCATTTCCTGAGAGAAAGCGCCTTGCGTGTCGGCCTCCCCTTGTCATCTTTCATAGGGCCAGGCATCCCAGACATTCTAGCACAGAATGATTTGCGGCGCCCGGCAGCAACCTCACTATGCGCAGCCTGCTTGGCGCTCACGGGAGGCTTGATGTCGTGGCCCTGAGCGCGAAGGGACGCACGCCCCTTTGCGTTAAGCCCGCCTTCGGGGTTCTTCCCTTCAGCGCGCGTCCAGGCGCCGCCGTCACTATAGACAGGCGTAGCGCCACCTTTTCCCATGCACCAGCGACCCATGGATCACCCGTATGTTTTGATGCACTCAAGGACGATGCTGTACATGTCACCAGCCGAAGCGTCAGAAGTTGTGAACGCGATATTTCCCGTCTTCGTCGGAGCAGCGTTGTTGGTGAGACCGCCAAAACCTTCAAAGTCCATGAAATAGTTCGTGTTCTGCGGCAGCATCCACGCAAACACGTCAGTCGTAGCATCCCATAAGATACGAACTTCAAGGCCATGGGTGGTTGCCCAGATCTTGTTGATCTTGACGCCCGTGCAGGCAACGCCCTGAAAGTTAGGCGCAAGATTGGCCACGATCACCTTGTTGACCGCAGTCTCGCCCGTGCCGTCAGAGATATTGGTAAATTTCTGGATAACGAGCCGCTCGCCATCAAGCAGCGTCTGTGTCGCAACTGTATCGACCATGTAGCCCTCCTAGAGAAGTGAGGGGGCTTGCGCCCCCTCGAGTCATTAGGCGGGAACGACGCCGATGGCGCCAACCTGCGTCGCATCAGGACCAGCCGCAATCGCGGTGAGGCCGATGGCGATCACAAGACGGCGGGTGCCGTTGGAGGCCGTGGACGCAGGCAGGAAGGTGCCACGCACGTCGCCAGTCGCGTTGGTCGCGGGCGAGGTCGTATCGGCAGCCGTGAACGTGCCAGCATTGTCAGCAACAGCGCCAGCCCAGCCAGTGCGGAGCAGGTAGCCGCCGTCCGTAACACGGTAGGGAAGACCGAAGGTGTCGCCCATGCCAACCGACAGGTTGCCAACAAACACACCAGACACCGCCACGCGGGTGATGGTCTTGAAGGTCTTCGTGCTGTTCACGGTCGTGGTGCCGTTGATCGTCAGCAAGGCAGTCTGAGCTTGGCCCCAGATGTCAGTGCCGGTGACGGTTACAGTCTGGGCAGTGTCGCTCGCGCTGGACGAAACGATGGAGACGTTGCGGGCGCAGTTGAAGGTGGCAACGCCACCAGTAGCGCTACCACCGTTGATGGTGGCATTGCCAGCAGCCGCGACAGCCTGAGCGGCGCAGACGGCAGTGGCAGAAATCGTAGCAGGCACGATGTCGTAGATGTAGACGCGACCGAGGGGGCCGACACCTTCATACACCTGACCGGGGCCAGCCCAGCCTTGAGACTGCGGGCCAGAGGCGCCACCGAGCCAGAGATCATCACTATATTGGGGCATGGTCTTCTCCTTGAAAAGCTAGACCGTTTCGGAGGTTGCATTATTGCATAAAAAGAAGGGGCGGACTAGCCGCCCCCTCTCTTGTATTAGACGCCGGGAGTTCCGAACACCGCGCGCGGGTCAGTCCAGCCAAGGTCATAACGCTCGGTAGACTTGAAGCGCATGGAGTCGGTTTCGAAATCGCCTTCCATGCTCTTCTCGAGGTTACGACGCATCATGAGCTTCAGACCCTCGGGAGCATCAGTCTCAACCCACCAGGCAGTGGTGGAGGTCAGACGGGACAGGTTAGCCTGGCCACCGTCCAAAAGCCCCATCGACTTCACGGGGTTGATGTCGTTGTTGCCGGTGCCAGCGCGCAGCACAGACTTGAGGAGAACCTCAGCCTGGAACACGTTGGAAGGCGAGACCACCAACTTCGTCGGGTTCAGACGGATGCGCTTGCCGTTGTTGTCAACAGCGTTGCGGACCTGAATGAGGATCTGCTCGAGCGAGGTCTGCGACAGCGCGGCGGCGGTCGAGAGCTGGTTCGAGAACGTCCCGTTGATGATGGGGTGGTCGGTCGCGACAAGAGACTTGCCGTCACCGCCCGTGTAGGCGCCGTTGAACGCGCGGTTAAGCACGTTCGCAGCCAGCGTCTCCTTCGTCTCGACCAGAGACTGGGCAAGATGCTTGGCGTAGGTCTGGCCGATACGGATGTGATCACCGTCCTCGACAAGAACCTTCGTCAGAGCGAAGGCAAGGCCATAGACCTTGTACTGGTAGCGCTTGATGAAGAGCACGCCACCGGACTGGTAGGTGACCGCCGTGCCATCGGGCAGCTCAGGAGCAGCGCCGAAGCCGAACAGAACCGGCTCTTCGTGGTAGTTGCGCGGAATACCACGCTCTTCGCGGAAAACCTGCTTCCATTCGTCTGCGCGCTGGTCGTAGACGCCGTCGAACGCCTCGTTGAGGATGGGCTCGACGATAGAACGGAAATCCGTACTGCGCATTGGAGTAGCCATGTGCGGATCTCCTTAGAAAGCGTTGATCGTGGCGACGTACTGATGCTTAGAAATCTGCACCTGCACGACAGTATAAGCATCACCCGAGGCATTATCGATGCCGTTGGCGATACCGACGACTCGCATCTGAGCGTTGCCAGACGTGGTCTGGGTGCCAGTTCCGAGGGTGGCGATGGAGTAGCCAAGACCGTTGCTGGAGGCAGCAGCACTGAAGTTGTACTGGTTGCCAACGTTGGTCTGGGACAGAGAACCATCAGCCTGGATCTCGTACACGAGATAGGGATCCATGGTGTAGTAAGCGATGATCTCGGTCGCCGTGGTGCCCGAGGGCCAGCTAGGCGAGATCACCGGACGCTGAGCGCCCGAGGGGAGATACTGACAACCGGCGAAGACGCCAATGAAAGCATCGCCAGCAGCGGCGGCCTGAAGAGTGCCGTCGGTGCCCATTTTCACAGGCTGACCAGTGTAGAGGTCAGCAGCATAGGTGGACAGGATTGTGCCCTGCATTTCACGGATGATCCCCGACGGGCTATATGCCGCGCGGAGACCGAAGGGAGCATTGGTCGAAGACATCTTCGAATCCTTTTGCTAGGTGAGGGAACCGCCCTACTCGAAGATCGGGTTGGGCGGCGGTTCACGCAGGCTGGACATGCCGTCTTCCTCAATCATCCTTGTCTTGGCGCTACGGGCGCGTGCCTCCATAGAATCCATATCGGACGTGACCTTCTCTTCCTCACGCAGTGGCGCGTCATGGTGCGCCTCTCTCATGAGACGGAAATAAAGACGTTCGGCCAGTTTTGCCGCAACCATCTCATTCACGCCAATAAGGCCAGCGTACTCGCCGGTCTTGAGGGTAGCGTATTCCCAACCTGGAACCTCTTCAGGCTTGACCGGCTCGTATCCGAGACGGAAGCGCCCCTGAATGGGATCGCGCGGATTGGTCGTAGTCAGCCAGCAGACATGATAACCGGGGATTTCCGGCAGATCAGGCAGCATGCTTTGATAAAACGCATCGCGGAACATCTGAACACGGTCATCGTCGGAGATCTCTCGATTCTCTGTGACTGCGCGATCATCCATCGCGCGGCTACGACGTGCAGGGTCAGATATTTTCTTGAGTCGTTCATCGTTACCAAGGTTCATAGCTCGCTCCTTCAGCGTGCAGTTTTCAGATCACGGTCCACTTCTTGATAGCGCTTTAACATGCGCTGCCGAAGAACTGGATCATCCCAGTAGCCAGCTTCCTTCATCGCGTTGACGCGATCTTCGCTGACGAATACCTTTTTCGACCCAGGAGCACTTATTTCCCTAGATCCGCCGACAGGAGGCCCCCTCCTACCGGCTTGTTGACGAGGATTATACTCCATATCTTCGTCATCTGCAAAGCGGTGGGGCAACCTGTCAGAAATCCGCCTGTCAAGTTCCTTCCAGTACTGCTTTGTGGAAGGATCGTAGCCCTCAGCAACCAGCCCAGCGTCGATGGCCTTGGCCGCCATAGAGTCTGGATCATTGCCATTGGCATTGAACCAAGAGTTCTGGGAGGCCCAACGCTGGGCCTGCTCAGTCACCTGCGGGTTCTGCTTCGGGGCAGGCGTCGAGAACTGGGTCTTAACCCGGTTGATCTCGGCGGCCTGAGCCATAGCCTGATCGCGCTGGCGCATAAGCTCTGGGAATTTAGCCCCATCGCCGATCTCAATCGCCTTGGCAAGCTGCTGCTCGGCGTACTGTACAGTGCGCAGGGCATTATTGTAGTTCTGGTCCAGAGAACCCTTCTGGGCCGTGATTGCGTGGTGCTCGACAGCCTCAAGGCGCTGCTGGAGGAGCTTGTTTTGCTCCATCAGCCAGTGCATTTCCTCTTTGGTCTTGTCGCGGGCGAACTTTTGGCTCTCACGGCGCCGTTTACGCTCATTACGCCGGGATTCGCGCCTTTCGTCCTCTTCCTCGGTGCGAGAATCAGAAAGACGCTCGTCATCCTGGCCCTCTGCATCATGATTTTCATCATGATCGTCAGCATCCTCCGGCGTTTCGACCGGAATCAGCTTTTCTTCCTGCATTTCTGCCTTTTCAGTGCTGTTCATGGGTCAATCCTCAAATATGGGCTTTGATCTGGAGCGGATCCTCGACATCGCCGATGATGTTCAGGTCATCAAAGATGGCAAATTGGACCTTATCTCCATACTCATCAGTGCCTGAGCAGGGCTTTTCCCAGCGCAGGCCGCCGTATTTGGGGACGAACACGAAATCGCCAACGTCGCACCAGCGCCCCTCGGTCCACGGCTGCATCGTATTGCGATTTTTGTAAGCGAGAGGCCCGACTGCGATGACTTTGGCAACGCAAGTATTGTCGAGTTCGGTGTCCTTGGTCTGGTCCGCGTAAATAATGCCGCCCTTGCTCTTAGTGCGGGCTCTGCGGATCTGAACTAACACGCGGGATCCGAAAGGCCGGATGCCGGGGTCTACGCTGGGGAAAAGATTATCCCCAGATGGGCCGCTGACGGCGGCGTTTGGCATGCTCATCGTCTTCTCCTTCTGCCAAGGTCTCCTCAATGATCGCAATAGCGCGACCCAGACCGGCGTAAGTCCCCGCCCGGCGCCCGTACTCAAAGATTGAGCCGTCGCCGGGCTTCTGCATAGTCTCATGGGCTACAAGACTTTGTTCCTCTAGCAGCCTCTTAATGATGATGTCGATCATCAACCAATCCTGTCAATGGTTATTTCTTCCCATCGAAGGACTTAAGTCCACTTTTAGCCGGAGAGTCGTCCTTCCCGGAAAGATTCTTGTGGATACCGAAGGACTTGTGGGGCTTGACCATGTCATTGACCATGTTCTTGCCCTCGGGGGTGTTGTTCACGGCCATGCCCATGGCGAGCCGCTTATGCTGAGGAAGAAGGGAATTATCCATTTTACGCTCCAGGGTTGATCCCGTGGCCAGTGGAAACATTAGTCCTGACACCATGTTCGGCCTCAAACACGGCAAGTTCCTTCGCGGTGCGGTTGTCCGCATCGTTCATCTCTTGCTTTGCAGCAAGATCCATCTGGCGCTCCTGCATCTTGATCTGATCAAGCTGCGCGTCACGAGCCAGGCGCTGCTGATCAAGTTGCAGTTTCGCCTGATCGTACTGCGCCTTGCGCTGCGTCTCAGCCATAAGCACCTGCGTCGGATCTTGGGGCTTCGGCGGCTGGAATTGCTGTAAGAACTGCTGAGCGGCCTGAATGATAGGCGGCACGCCCTCAAGGCTCTGCTGGATCTCTGGCATGTAGCGCTGCGATGCCATCGCCAGCAGGCGATCCAGCTCAGCCGACACCTCTTGATCCTTGCCCTCAAGGAACACGTCCAGAGGCACGCCAGCAGCGTTGCTGGTCATCTCGTAGATGTGGAGTGAGTACCAGTAGGCCATGTGCTCCTTGATGTGCTGTAGCACGCCGGGGATGTACACAGGCCCCATCAACTGGCTCATGCCGAACACGGGGCTCTTCAGGTAGTCCAGATGGACCTGAAGGTGGGCCAGGTGATCCTGCATCGGGAAGGCGGCCACTGGGCGCCCAAGCGTCAGAGCCAGGTTCTCGTTCACCGCGTTCAGCTCAATCGGCTCGGGCTTCTTCGCCAGCAGCGGCTTGAAGTCGGGGATCTTCATCCCCTCAAGGAACCGCTCCTCAACTGCACGCTGATCGTAAAGCGCAGGCATTGCCGCCGCGCGCTGCACGATGGCCTGCATCTGAGCGGCACGCTGAACGTCAGAGAAGATGTTCGGGTCGGACACCGGCACGACATCCATCGGGCCTTGGAAGTCCTTCGCCTTGCACATCTCCTCGCCGGTCACCCGCAGGATGTACTCGTCATCAATGTGCTTGGAGTTCAAGCGGTGCAGAACCTTCAGCGTCATGCCCATCGCGTAATGCAGGCGGGCATGAATGGCCGAGAACACCGTCATGCCCTGCTCAATCATGGCGAGCGTGGTGCCCACCGGCACGTTCGGATTCTGGTCTTGGAGCTTCTCGTAAGTTGTACGCACAACGCCCCGAGCCGCCTCGGTGACGAAGCCCAGAAGCTGGAACAGCACGGGGTTCGGCGGGTTGAACGGAACAGCCATGGCGATCTTGCGCACGTCATCGACGCCAACGCCGCCCTCGATCTCCGTCACCTGCGTAGGCTCAATGCGGTCAGACTGGCCGCCGCGAGAACCGCCCTTCAGCTTCAACATGCCGGGGAAGTTGTTGATGTGGGCAGAGTCCAGCAAGGCGCGCAGAGCGCCAGTAGCCGCCGCAGACAGGCTGCCGATCATGTGGGGCAGGCCGATGGGATAGGCGCCGCGCCAAGGCACGAAAGGCCACTCCACCATGTGGACAAGCTCTTCCTGCTGCTGGTCGTCTGGATCCCAGTTACGGTAGATCGACAGCACTTCCTTCGACGTGTGGTCGATCGTCACCAGATACGGGGCTAGGCCGAAGTTGTCCTCAAAGTCGAGGTAGCATGCCACCTCGAAGACGGTGCGAAGACCGTCCTCGTTGTAGCTGTTCTGCTCCCTGCCTTCGATCTTGTTGTTCGCCTTCGCGGGCGCCGTCAGTTCTGGCTCTTGCGGCGCGATCAGGTTGATCTCGCGATACATGCCACTGCCGACACGTTTCTCAAACTCAAGGCGCGTGATGTATTGGACATGGGTCTTGCGCTCGGCAGTGTAGAAGCTGCTGGCGCTGTAGGGCAGGTAAACGTCGTCGATCGGCACGAACATCGACATGGCGCGGTTGCGCTGCTCGTCCCAGACCAGCTTCATGTACTGGGCGCCGCCAAGCGGGATCTGCGTCGTGGTCTGCTCCAACTCGGGCCTGAACTCGACCATCTGCTGCGTGAGCTGCCAGTTCATGAACCGTTGTTTGCGCTTGGCCTTCTCCAGCTTCGCCTGCGTCACCTCGCCGGGAATGAACTCCTTCACCGGGCCGTTCGAGGGGAACAGCTCCTTGATGACGCGGGACGAGAAGTCAACGCAAGCCTCGGTCAGCATCGGATGCACGACCTTCGACGCACCTTGGAAGTCGGCGCCACCGGGGGCGTCGTCGCCCAGACCAGTGCGGCGCAGGCCTTCCTCATACTGCTTGTCGCGGAGAGACCTGGCTTCCTTGTCGCGCTCAATGAACTCCAGCAACTGACTGGAGATCATATTCATATCAGGGCGATTCATTTCCTCGGCGAGGTTTACATAGAACTCGGCGTTCTGCGCCTGATCCGGCTCGTCGAGCGTTACGGTAGCGGATCCGTCTTCATGCTCTTCGACATCGCCGTCAGCATCAGGCTCCATTTCAACCTCGGTGCCCTTGATTTCTTCTTCCATGGTGGAACCTTACAGTTGAGACAGCGGAGAGAGGCCGAAAGAATAGCCCACATTTGGGTTTTGCGATATCGGGGACGGGGCAGGTGAGGCATTGGTGTTCCGTGACGCCAGCGTCTGCAAGGCAGGTTGGACCGTCGGCACCGAGGCTGCGATAGATGGAGCCATAGGCGATGCGTGAGGCGCGTCAGAGCCGAAGGCGTCGCTCGCCACCATGCCTGGAGGCTGCGCAATGCTGCCCACAGCCCCGCCACCGTCCGTAAACGCCATCGTCGGATACGGTGGCGCGGTCGAGGTGGCGGGCGGCTGGGCGGGCGCTACAAGGCCACCGTCAGCGAAGTATTTGTCAGCGTCGAAGAAGCCGCCTTCAGCAGAGTAATATTTGCGCTCAGGACCCATGCCATAGCGATACAAGTCAGATCCGTAACCAAGATACTTGCGCAGGATTGCATCTTGAGCGGCGGCGGATGTTGTTGGCGTGGTCGTGGCTGTAGGCGTGTAAGCCGCAGGCGCCACCGTCGTGATGTATGGCGTTTCAGAGCCGCCGCCGGTGCCATTGTCTGATCCCGAGCCGCTCGAATCGGGGGTGCTATCAGACGGTCCCTTGCTATACGACGTAGACGACATATCCTTGGGTTGAGAGGGTGTAGCAGGCGTAGATGGGGCGGCAGCGCTAGGGGTGCTGGTCGATGCAGGCGTAGATGGGGCGGCAGCGCTCGGGGCACTGGTTGCGGGAGCATTTGATGGAAGTCCAGCAACAATGCTGTCGAGTAGCACGTTTAGCTGATCTTGCTGGTTCTTTTGCGCGTCGTAAACATTAGCTGCCTGAAATTGCGACGCAGCCAAAGGAGCATTTGATGGAAGTCCAGCAGCAATGCTGTCGAGTAGCACGTTTAGCTGATCCTGCTGGTTCTTTTGCGCATCGTACAAGTTAGCCATTTGAAGTTGATGATTGGCCAAAGCAGCCCGCGCAGCGTCTGTGAGCGGGGATACATTCTCATCTTCCAACGGCCCAAGGGTTGATACGGGCGGGAGTGCAGGCGTCTCCGCAACCGGGGAATACGGAGAGATCGGCGTCGTGGTGACTGAGCGATTTGGCTGGCTTAGGTAGGAATTATCTTCCTCCTCCGGCGCGGCGGGTGTAGCAGGTGTGGCAGGTAGGTCAAACGCTTCTTGCGCTTGCCGCTCGCGAGCCTGCTCGTCGGGGGTTTGCGGAGCAGTTGACGGAGGAGAAGACATATCAAGTCTAGATTGATTCTGCGCTTCAGGCGTGTTCCCACCGGCTCGAGAAGCCGTGTAATTGGACATGGGGCCAAATGTGCCGGGGACAGTCTCGGTAAACCCAATAGGCGAACCAGCGGGCGCTATGCCGCGAGAGCCAAGCGTATAGTCAACGTCTGGGTTATAGTTAAATGTATTCGGCGTAAGTGAGGGCGCAGAGGTGACGGGCGAAGTAGACGGAGGAGCTGCAATTTGCGCATTTGGTGCAAGCGCTCCAGTGGAGTTAAGCGTAAAGTCCGGCATGTCGCGATTGAGCAACATGTTTGATGGCGCATTCGTTATCGTGCTGATCTGATTCGGCCCAAAATAGGACGGCGGAGAATTATACTGCGGCTGCTGGGGCGCCTTGTTCGCATCGTAAAGATTTGAGTAATCTGGCACAAAATTGGGGTTTGGAGTTTGGGGCGCTGCATAGGCAGAGCTAATCCCGAAAAGCTCACCAAGCCCGCGACCGATGGAGCCTAGCACGTCAGAAGTCGGGGCTTCAGGTGCGGCCTCTGGCGCAGCCGGTGCTGTTTCAGGCGCAGCCTCTGGAGCGTTATTCAAAGCATTGAGCGCATCTTGCATCTCAGAAGAAAGCTGACCAGGTTCAGATACGCTAACAGATGTTTGCGCGGGGGCTTCAGTATTTGTAGGCGCGTTCCACCCCATGGCTTCATTGAGAGCATCAGCAGGGTCGCCACCCTGCGCCACTCCACCAGCTGGGGCACCAGCAGGGCCACCCGGAGGTCCGCTTAAGCCGGTGTCGTTAATGTTGGCGTCAGTAACCCGGCCGGTCTCAGTGACGTCCCCATCATCATCATCGTCACCATCATCATCGTCACCACCCGAGCACCCACCGCATCCCTGAGCAATCAGCGCCACGGTCTTGCCCTCATGGACATCAGCCCAGCCACCGCCGAGCATGTCGAGCAGGGCGCGCTGCTCCTTGGTGATCAAAGGCACAACCTTCGCCGGGGCTCGATCAAGCGGGCGAGAAGCAATAATTTCCTCAACCGCAGGATCTTGATCCGCAGCATAATGCTTCAGCAGCTTGACGGCCAAGGCCCGAAGATCGGCATCAGTCATGGTTGAGCGCCTCATGAATCCGCTGGAGGTTCGGATACTTCGACAGTTTTACACCATTATCTAGCAGATTGGCTACCTCTATAAGCTTGAGCGCCTCAATGTCTTCCTCAAACACAAGTATTGGCTCGCCGATCTCATGGTCTCTGATGTCGCCGCTCTCAAGCCCCTTGGGCCGGTTAATCCGGGAAAACAACCACGCCAGGCGCTCGGGGCGCTCCCCGAACAGGCCACGGATGATATGGCGCTGGTCAGGCGCCACCGTCACTTGCTTGAAGGCATTGGTGCCATAGATCGAATGCAGGCCGCCACCCAGAGCCACGTCCTCGTCAACGCCCATTCGTAGAAGATCATCATAAGTATTCACCAAATGTTCGCCGAGCGTGCGCCCAACATGCGAGTTGTGCATCTTGCGGAACGCGCCCAGGCGCTTGAGCGCAACAAACAGCAGGTGGCGCCTACTCACGCGGCTTGCCCTTCAGGACCAGCACCCGGCGGATCGTCGGGCAGATCCTCGACACGCCACGACCGACGTGCTTCACGTTGCCGGGGAAGATGGTAAACCTTCCATAGCGTGGAAGGATTGCCTTGATCACGTCCTCGTCCTCGTCGAAGAACACCGTCTCACCGGCCCACTCGGGCCTCCAGTCCTTCTCGACGTAGATGATACAGGTCTGGTCGGTGGCGAACTTGCTGTCACGGTGGATGTATCCCTCAACGCCGTAGGTATGAGCGTTTGAGTAGGCACGGACCAACACGGGTGTGGTAGGCATAAAACGTGGCTGGATATAATCCCAGAGATCCCGGATGCATTGGGGAACTTCATGGTAGACTTCCTCGCGCTCAATCTTGCTGTCGGACAGGACGATGTTCCAATGGCCAAAGCCCAGCATCTTGCTGGACTTCCACCCATAGCGCCAGTTGCGCCCGTCGATCTCGTCAATCGCAGCGTCAAGCAGACCCTGCGGGATTTGGTTGTCGTAGGACCGGATCGTGTCCGCCTCGGTCAGTTCTTTCGCCTTCGCCAACAGGCTGTCGTCCTGCCGGAGCTTCTCCATCAATGCCTCAACGGGGTCCATCTCAGATCCTTTTGTTGATATTATTCAATGCTTTAGCCATCGCGGGGCGGGATTTGACGACATCACTTTCCAAAACGCCCTCAACAGCCTGCTGGGTCCGTTGAAGAGCGTCCCTACTCTTCGTCCTTGTCAGACTTCTACCCATGTGACCAGTCCCAAGGAACTTGCGCTTGCCGCCCAGCATCTGATTGAGGCGGCCAAAGGTGCGAGCGGAGGCGGGATACTTCTGAAACCGCCTCATCAAGCCGACAACGTCGCCGTTCATGATCTGTTTGGCGTATTCAATCGCCCTCTCTGGAGGGATGAACATGCCGCTCGCCACCCTTACAAGATAGGCGAGGTGGCGCAGATCCATCCCGTCGTTATGCGCGATTGCGGCAATGTCGCTGGCGACATCACCTACTTGGTCAGGCAGGCTTTTGGCCTCTACTTGGCCGCCTGCTGGGCCAGCTCGGCCTCCTCCTCCTCCTCCTCCGGCACCGGATCCTGATCTATCGGATACTGAACCGCCATCAGCCTTGCGAATAGCGCCCGCTTGTCCAGCGGCGGCTTGGCGGATGATATCATCGAGCTTTGCTCGGTTAACACCTTCTCGTTCATACCAGGGCATCCCTACTGTGTCAGTGACATTGAATTTCTGGCCCTTACCCGATGGGATCACGCCAGACTTGGGCTTTCTAATTAGATCCAAAGCAGCAGAGTACTGCTCCGGTGACATGACGACCTCCTCCCCAGTGGAGAGGGGGATCGTGAACTGAGGCTGACCTTCAGGAGATCTGCCATACTTTGCGCCGTAAGCATAGCTCTGATAGTCGCCCTGCTTCGAATAAACACCCTCAAGCGGGTTGTTGCTACCCTGAACCTTCTTAAGGATTGCGGGCAACGTACCGTGCGAGGCTTCTTGATTCGACCGGGCAACCCATGTCTCCCAATGGAACCGGCCAGGCGAAGCAGCCTCGGGGCGCCCAAGATCCTGATACATCTTGCCGACGTTCTTCATCAGCGCGTCTTCGAGCGCCTCATAAACGAGGATGCCCTTGGCGCCGTAGGTGGCCTCAGCAAGCGAAGATCCGGTCACGGCAGCAGTGCCGCCTTTTGCCCCCTTGTTCTGCTTGGCGAAGTCTTTGGCGGCGGCGCGGCCCTCGTCAGTCGGGGGGAATCGCTTGGTGGTGCCATCCTTCATCTTGACGGTCGGCACCGAGATGCCGTCCCAGATGTTCATGTCGGCGTAGCGCCCATCATCCCAAAGGTTCTTCAACTGGATCCGGTCGATGACCATCACGTCATCGCGGCCCGTCGCCAACAGGATGAAAGACACCACCTTGTTGTCAATTCCAACGCCCTCGCCTACCTTCGCAAATTCGCGGCGAATATCGCGGCCAGTCATGTCAGGGTTGCTCATCAGGTCGTGGAGCTTCTGCATCGGCGTGACGCCGTCAGCGCCTGGCCTGCCCATCTTGACGAGAAAGTCTTTACCGAAGGCGTTCAGGTTGTGCATAGCGCCAGCACCAGGTTGCCCCGAGCCTTTGCCAGCGGTCGTGGCCGCCCACTCCTTGTAGGGGCCGGACGCCACCTCCTTGGTGAACTTACCATCAGCCGCCATCTTGATGTAGGGCTCAATGCCTTGGAAGGCGTCAAGAAACAGGCCTTCATGGGTGAACGGGTTTACGCCACGGGACATGATGCCCCACATGAACAGCTTGCCGGTGTCCTCAACGCCCATCTCGCCAGCGTGGTAGGCTTTGAGAAAGTCCTTACCAGCCGCGAATCCAGCGTCCGCATCAGCGATCTGTCCAGGTGTCAGGGTCTTGAGCAGGTCGGTGTACTCGCCGCTCTCAAGCGCCTTCATAAAACGATAGGGCGGCGCCACGACCTCCTTGGACCCGAAGGCCTTGGACATGCCCTGAGCCCACTGCTCGGGGTTCGTGCCCATCTCAGGAAACTCTTGGAACAACGGCGTGATGCCATCCAACTGGCGCGCGGCGTTGGCATTCTTGGTGTCGTTCAGCATAAAGCCGCTTTTCTTCGACACCTTCTCAGCGCCACTATCGACGATGTACATAGGACCGAGGCCCTGCTTCGTCGGCAATTTGGCCGCCTCACCATCAGTCGAATTGATTGATTCAATGATGTGATCAACGGCTGACGTGCGCAAAGCGGCTGGCTCCGGCATGTCCTGATAGGCTTCCACCACCGGCCTGTAGAGAGGCTGGGTAGCCGTATCGGTAGCGGCCTGCATGGCAGGTGCGGCAACTTCTTCGGCGATGTTCGCGGCACCCAGCTCCACACCTTCCACCGCTGGCTTCGTCGCGATGATTGTCGTGCCCTTGCGCTCGGCATCAGGGAAAACAGATCTGACCTCCTCAAGGAAGTCCTGCGCCTTCATGTTGTTCTGCCAACCCTTCGATGTCTCTCGACCGGCCCCGGATCTGTCACCTTCATAAACGTCGAAGTGTGCCTTACCACCGGGCTTAAGGTTATCGAACGCCTGTTGAATCACTTCAGCTCGAGCCTCGGGCTCTGCAATCACGTTCAGCACGTTTGCAGCCGTGACGGTGTCAGCCGGGTTATCTTTGAACGCATTGAGCACCATCTCGTTGTGCTCGGAGCTACGGTTGAAGGGGTCATAAACCTGGCTCTCAACGCCGCGCTCATTGCGCAGATAGTCGCTGCCCAGATCGTATTTGCCGCCACCGATGTCGAGATTGCGAGACCCTTCGGGCGCGTCAAAGTACTTGCTTTTGAAAAGAGCTGGAACCTGCTTGATTGATGTATCGGCAGAACTGATGGCCTGCTTTACGCCGCCCTCAACAGCTTTCTCGACGCCCTTAAGCGCCGAGCGCTCGGCAGCACGGGCCGCAATCTTCTCGGCGGTCTTCACGAGCGGCCGTGTAGCGGCGCCCGCAGCGATGGGCATACCAATGCCCGCCGATGCGATGGGCAGCAGCTTCGTCACGTCGTCAGCAGACTCGGTGTCGCCCGACGCGCGCAGCCGCTCGGCGATGCTGCTGAGCTTTGCCGTATCCTTTGCCGCGTAGGCGTTGCCGATCACCGGCAGCATGCCTGCGATGAGCCCGACCGGATCGTGGGCCAAGTCAGCCATGACCTTGCCCACGTCCTCGAAGCTCGGGCTTTCGGCACCCTGGGCTTCGGGGCTCAGGCGGGCAGCCATCATTGCAGGCGTCAGATCCCGACGGGCGCCCTGACCGGCGGTATAGGCGGGGCTCAGCGGCGGCGTCTTGTAAAGCTGGTTCACGCCCTCGCCGATGTTCCCAAGCGCCTGACCGAAGCCCTCCATGCTCGGGCTTGCCACCCGCTCGCCCTCAATCGGCGATTGCACCTCCGGCCCCTCAACGCCAGCAGCCAGTTCCCTCGGGCTCGAACGGCGATAGATCGTCAGCGGGCGGGGCTCAGGATCCGCCTCAGCAGGTCCACCCTCGGCGAAGTACTGCTCAGCGTCGAACCTGGGCGGCGTCAGGGGCGCCTGCGGGGGCAGCGGAGACCGCAGATCGACTTCGATCTGACGCATGAGCGAGGCGAGGGGGCTAGACGGCATATGGGTTCACCTTCGGTCTATCGTCGCGGGTGCGGGGCTCGGGAGGCTCGGGCCGGGTGACGCGGATCATATCACGATCGGCGAGATAACGCAGCCCCTGCACCCCGGCGTCCATCATGTCGTCGTGCGGGATCGACCCCTCGCCGCTGAAAGTACAGATCTGCTCGATCAGGGGCTGCGCCCAGCTCTTCGGCTGCCCGAGCATCTTGTCGCTCTCGACCACCCAGATGCGACCGGCTGCGAACAGGGGAGAGACGGCGTGCAGGCGGTCGAGCTTGCGAGCCCGGCCAGGGTTGTAAGGCGCCGAGATGATGCCCTCCCGAGCCAGCGTCTGGCGGAGCGAGATCCCCGAGCCCTTGTCTTCGATCAGCAGGATGTCGGGGGTGCGTCCGCTGTTCTCCATGTGCGAAGGGCCGAACATGGGCTTCATCAGCGACTTCTCTCGAGGCGCGTACTCGGCCTTGAACTCGGTCTTCACCCGGCGGATCAGGTCGGGGAAGCCTAGCCGGTCCTGCCAGCAGTCAAGCAGGATGATGTCGCGCCGGTCTTTGCCCCGACTGTAGACGCCCCAGACGGCGCAAGCCGAGTAATCAGGATCGCCCCGCGTCGTCGAGCCCGTCTCCTCAGTGAAGGCGGTGTCGAGGCTCATCACGATGAACTCGAGCTCCGGCAGGGGCTTGTCGTGCGGCCAGAGCTTGATCCACGACCGCTTGATCACGCCCATCTCTTCGGGGTTGATCACCTCGGCGTAGATCTCTTGGCGCCCGATGGTGGTGCCCTCGTAGCGCAGGATCTGATCGCGGAAGGTGGGGGCGAGGTTCGCCAAGTTCTCATAGGTCGAGGCGCGCGTGATGCGCACGTCCTTGCCCTCACGGGCGAGCAGGTTGCGTATGATCGTGTTGGGCTTCGGGGTGGTGGTGCAGATCAACCTGGGTCGCTCACCGAGGCGCATGCCGAACATCAGCAGGTCGAACGCCTCGTCGGCACGTTGCCAAGCCGCCAGCTCGTCGAGCCAGCCACCGTGGAACTGAGGGCCTCTGAATCGCTCGGGCTTCTCGGCGGTGATGCCTTTGATCGTCGAGCCGTTGATCATCTTGATCTCGACCTCAGATCGGTTGTACGTCTCGATCAGGCTCGGCGGGATGCAGTTGATCAGGCCCGACTCGCCCTCGAAGCAGACGCCGGTCAGATCCCCGTAGGTGGGCGCCGAAACGAGCCACCGGGTGCCGGGCTGGAGCGCAGCCCACTCCCCGAGCACCTCAGCCGCCGCGCGGGTCTTGCCCGCGCCACGGCCCGCGAGGAGCAGCCAGATCGTCCAGTCCAGCTCTTCGGGGGGCACCTGGTGCGGCAGCCGCTTCATCATCCAGCCCAGACGCCAGTCCGCAATGGTGCGCTCGGTCGGCGACAGTCTCAGCCAGGCTGCTTGCAGGTCATCCATTCTTCGCCTTGCTGGCGGCGGCCAGGAACGCCATCAGGGCGTCGCTGGGGGCGTGGGAAGTCTCAACCTTGGCGTCGATCTCGAGCCTGTCGCCCCACTTCTTCGGGGCCACCTTCGAGGCGTGCCACTTGCGTGCGTCCATCATGTTGCGAGCAATCGCTGCGTCCTTCACGGTGTCCGCGATCAACACGACCTGCGCCGCGAAGACCTCCTGCTGACGCTCGCGCGCGTGCGCGTACATCTGCGCGAACTCGTCGTGCGCTCTCAGCCACTGATAGACGGTACGCTCGGCGGGCGCCCACTCCTCGGCACAGACGATGTGCATATGCCCACCAGCGGCAATGAGATCGCAGATCTTCTCTGCGACCTCCTTGGTGTAGGACGATGGTCTACCGATCTTGCTCACAGCGCCGCCATGTAGGTTGCGACGAGCAGCTCGAGACGTTCGCGCTCGTCATGGGGCATCTTACGCAATGCGAGGACTTTTTTCAATATCTTGGGCTCGAACCCCTCGCCTTTGGCCTCTTTCATGATTTCTTTGATGTCATCGACGATGGCCTGCTTTTCCTCTTCCATGTGCTCGAGGCGCTCGACGATGGTCTTGAGCCGGTTGTTTGTCATGTCCATGTGCCTGGTCTCCTTGGTTAGGCGCCGCACCCTAGCACATAAAATAATTCAGAAAAGACGAAAGAAGTGCTTGTGTTTGTCTGGGAAGGGAGTAGGATACCTACATCAACCAACGGAGACCAAGCCAATGACCAAGCAGATGAACGCCACCGCAGTCGCCCAGATCCGCAGCGAGATGGACAACGCGAAGACCGCCAAGGGCGCCCGCAAGGCGATGGCGAAGCTGGCTCTGACCCGCAACAACCTGACCGACTGCGGTCGTGCAGAATGGCAAAAAGAACTCGTCTGATCATCAACCAACGGAGACCAACATGTTCATCGAAATCCACGACTACCTCGCCCAGAAGCGCCAAGATGCCCGCGACGCTTACGATTACGCTCGCAGCATCGGCACCCCCGAGCCCACCGAGGCCAACATCGACCTCTTCCTTGAGCTGACCAACGGCAACGTGTTCAGCGTCACGCAGGACGAGCGCGACCAGATCGTCTTCGACATCATCAACGCCAAGTAAGGAACCTAAACCATGTATTACCTCATCAACAACGACTCAGAACTTTCCCTTGGCGAGCAGATCGGCATTGCGGATGCTTATTGCTGGCTCAGCCAGGCCAAGCAGCAGGCCGACCGCCGCAAGGCTCAAACCGGCGACAACTGGGAAGTGATCAAGATCGAAAGCGTTTACACCACCCAGACCCTCGACGAGGCAATGGGCGACGATAAATAACACGAAAAAAGTGCTTGCATCCCCCACCAACGTCTGTATGGTGGGGGTGTCAAACAAACCAAACGGAGCAAATCAGATGATCGCTTACTTCTTCAAAACCCGCTTCGGCTTCGAGCTTCGCATCTGCGCCCGCCCTTGCAATGGCGAGGAATTTCAGAACGCGGTCGTCATCATGGTGAGCGGCAAGCGCGAGGCCAAGACGATCTGCAAGTCCGAAAACATCACCCCTTGGAACTTCTAATCAAACGGGGGCTTCGGCCCCCACCCCCAACCGGAGACAGTCAAATGTACATCCAGAACGAATCACCCCTCGCCGACCGTTTTGCCCTCCTTGAGGCGGAGTTCAAGACCCTCAAGAAGCAGTACGAAGCCCTCAAGGACGAAGCCCTCACCGCCTGCATGGCGGCTGCTGGCGACGACCTGAAAGCCACCGTCAACGGCGACCATTTCTTCCTCGACTACAGCCTGACGGCCACCAAGACCTTTAAGGTCGAGCGCGCCATTGAGCTTGGCTACATCACCAAGGCCCAAGTCGAGGAATGCAAGGTCGGCTCGACCCGTCAGAACCTCACCGTCAAGATCAACGCAAAGGTGCTCGCATGAAGATGCAATCAGACATGAAGGCGGGCGACCGCCGCTACATCAAGATCCGCATGGAGGCCCAGAGCCTCTATGACGCCTGTCTCCTCGCCTACTATGCGGCAGACGAGGCTGACAGGCGCCACCACCACCAGATGGCTGAGGAAGCCCTTTACCAGCTCCGCGAGAAGCTGAAGGAAAACAAGATATGATCATTCAGTTCTATCGCCATGGAGCGATCATCGGGTGGATCCAGCCTCGCGCATCGGGGGGCTGGAGAGCCCTCACGGTGTCCGGCGTGCTGTCCCACCACCTGACCGAGGACCTGGCCAAGGAGGCCCTGATATGCTGATAGACATCGCCGTGTGCGTGGGCCTGCTGACCTGCGTGGTCCTGTGGTTCTGGTCTTGGATCTTCGGGGGCGCTGACTCGGACCCATACGATGATCCGAAGA